CTTTAACAACAAAAGGGTTCAAATTATTGCGGCACTTGAAGAAAGTTTAAGACATGGATTAAAAGTTCATTCATCAAGATTATTGAATGAAATGAATACATTTGTTTATATCAATGGTAGGCCTGACCACATGAAAGGACAACATGATGATTTAATTATGTCTTTGGCGATGGCTGTGTATGTATCAGATTCATCTTTTTCACAACTTACAAAGGTTACAGAACAAGCCAAAACAATGTTGGAATCTTGGACTGTTCAAAATTATGACCAACCAAAAGAACAATATTTTAATCCGGCAATGCCAAATATGAATTTTAAAGATAATCCGGCATATAGAAATCAACCGTCACAAAAAGACTATGAACAATATTTATGGTTATTCAGCGGAATGAAGCGTTGATAAAAAAATAATATAATATAGATTTTTAATATGGACCAAAAAAACTTGACAATATGGCAAAGATTATCCCAAGAGTTAGGACCTAATTCTTTGTTGGGTCAAGACATACCCACTTATAAGTTTGATAAAAAAGAACTTTTAAGAACTCAAGATAAGGCAGAGTACGAAAAACAAAAACTTCAAGCACAACAAACTTTTTATATTACAAGCCAATGGGCTAAGATTGAAAACAATCTTTATAGTCAAGCGGTATATTATGAACCAACTCGTTTGGCTTCGTATTATGACTACGAATCAATGGAATACACACCTGAGATTTCAGCGGCTCTTGATACATATGCCGAAGAATCTACAACGGTAGATGAAAATGGTTATATGTTACAAATTTATTGTGATTCACCAAGGATTAAAGCCGTTTTGGGTGATTTATTCAATAACGCTTTGGATATCAATACAAACTTAGCAATGTGGACTCGTAATACCGCAAAATATGGTGATAACTTTGTTTTCTTAAAGTTAGACCCTGAAAAAGGTGTTGTGGGTTGTTTACAATTACCAAACATTGAGGTTGAACGTATTGAAGTTGGTATGAAAGGTAGAGCCACTTCAGGTTATGGTGGACCAACAGCATCAAACGCTGGTGTTAAGAGTCTTACATTTACTTGGAAAAACAAACAACTTGAATTTAACAGTTGGGAAATTGCTCACTTCAGATTATTGGGTGACGATAGAAAACTTCCTTATGGTACATCTATGTTGGAAAAGGCAAGACGTACTTGGAAACAATTGGTATTGGCGGAAGATGCCATGTTGGTATATAGAACATCAAGAGCACCTGAAAGACGTGTGTTTAAAGTGTTTGTTGGTAACATGGATGATGCGGATATTCAACCATACGTTCAAAGATTTGCTCAACAATTTAAAAAAGACCAAGTTGTTGACCCTCAATCAGGAAACGTAGATATGAGATTCAACCAAATGGCTGTTGACCAAGATTTCTTTGTTCCTGTTCGTGACCCGTCAGCACCAAACCCAATTGATACTTTGCCAGGAGCACAAAACTTATCAGAAATTGCTGATATTGAATATATCCAAAAGAAACTTTTAACAGCATTAAGAATTCCAAAAGCATTCTTAGGATTTGAAGAAGTTGTTGGTGATGGTAGAAACTTATCATTACAAGATATTCGTTTTGCCCGTACAATTAATAGAATTCAAAAATCTATGGTTGCTGAACTTAACAAAATTGCAATCATTCACTTATTCTTATTAGGATTTGAAGATGAATTGGGTTCATTTCAGTTAAGTTTAACTAATCCTTCTAAACAAGCTGACCTTCTTACCATTGACGTATGGAAAGAAAAAATGTTGTTATACAAAGACTCAGTTGCTCCAATTGAAGGTATTGCACCAACATCACAGACTTGGGCTAAGAAACACATTCTTGGATTCTCAGATGAAGAAATTAAGTTGGATTTACAACAACAAAGATTGGAAAAAGCGGTATCAATTGAAATTCAAAATACAGGTAACGTTATTACCAAGACAGGTATTTTTGATAGTCTTGATAGATTATATGGAAATAAGAGTACTTCAGGAGCAACTGAAAATCCACCAACAGAAGGTGGGGGATTTGAAGGATTTGGTAATGAAGCACCACCATCAGAAAGTTTTGGAACACCTCCAGCTGAAAGTATACCATCGGCAGGTGGAGAAACACCAGGAGTAGGTGGAGTTACACCCGAGTCAGTTAAAAAAGACATGAATATTATCTTAGAACGTGAAAATGTTTATGGTGTTGATGACATTGATTTAGAAAAGGGTAGTCGTTCTTTAGGAGAAATTGAAGATTCTCTTAGAAAACTAATAGATTGATATATTTATTAATAAAACCTATTATGAAATTTGGACAATTAATGAGTAAAATAGAAGAGTTATTAATTAACTCTTATGTTAATGAAACAGCTAAAATTGAGTTGAAAAACTTTAGGCATTTGGTGTTGGAAAATAAAAACGCCAGTACAATGTTTTACATTTATACTGAGTTGTCTAAGAAAAAAGGTTATGATAAAGAAATCGCCGAATCATTTATTAATGAATCTTTGAAACACATTGAAAATTTTTTACCAAAATTAAAAACACAACGTATTGAATATTGGGTTAAAGATGTGGTGTGTGAAAATAATTACAAAGATATTGACAATATTGTTTACGGTACACCAAACAAAATTATGGAGACCGTTAACAGCAAACAAACTTTAATAAAATTATTGAGTGAATCATCTGAGGTTAAATCTCATATCAATTTACCAATAGAAACTATAGTAAACTTAGCCAACAAATCAATCAAGGGATACATTGAAAATTTAGATGAAGATTCCAAGAGAGATTTGTCAAAAGTATTAATGACAGAAGATGTGGAACTCTCAAAAGAATTTGATGAATTAAAATCAAAGACTGTTGGTAAATTGAGTAACATCACAGAATCTTTAGATGACGTTACTAGTAAGAAATTACAAGAAACCATTGAACAGGTTCAGTCAGATACTTTTTCAAAAATCAATTATGTGAGATTATATAATCTCTATAACAACTTATAAATTATCTTTTTCTTTTTGAGATTGAACGTATTTGGCTTTCAATTTTTGATTTCTTTTCAAAACACTTTTTTTCTCAAATTTTAATTTCTCACGCAACTTTTCAGTTTGCTTAGTTTTGATTACCTTTCCTTTGAGAACTTTCAATGCTTTCTCCAAATTTTGGTTATTATCTATTTTAACTTTTAACATATCCTATTAAATAATTCAATTATACCAAAAAGTTTGACATGGTAATTAAAATCAGTTAAATTTTAACAATAAAATAAATGCAATTAAAATGAAAATTAATGAAAAAAGGAAAAACGGCACGAATCATAGGATTCAATGATTCAAAAGTTAGTTATGGTACAGTTGATTCAAAAAATTTCAAATCAGTATATCTAAACTTACAAAGTTGGGTATCACCAAAAGAAAGTTATGAAAAATGGGAAAGGATTGTTGGGAATTTTGGTAGAAGTATAAAACATACCGTTTACGAAATTGCCGATAGTAACACGTTTAAAGAAACAAATATTGTTGATTTAGATTTACGGACAAGTGGAATTGTCCACGGAAAAAAAAGTTTTATGAATTTAGAAATAACTCTTTTTTTGAATGAAAATATGGATTTTAAAAGTCCCCAACTCAAAGAAGAACTTAAGAAAATTGCTAAAGCAATCTATGTAGATAATTTCAAGAATAATGAGTATTTTGATTTTACTATGTCAAAAAAAGTAAAAGATACGATTTGATGGTATTTATTATTAAAATGTTTTTATGAAAATATTAGGACCACAAGATACGGGTAAAGGAATATTAATAGAAATGGATGCGGGATATATATCTCCAAACGATTCTCACAACAAGAATTTATTAGAACAAGCCAACAAAAGCATGTTAGATTATTCTAAACCATTTGAATTCTATGCCGTACTACAGAAATACAATACACCAAACCGTAACGGAAGAGTGTATCCCGAAAAGATTCTCAAAAGAGAAGCGGACAACTATAAGAAGATGATTGCCAAAGGAACATCATTGTCTGAATTAAACCACCCTGAATCATCGTTAATTGACCTTGACCGTGTATCTCACATCATCAATGATGTATGGTGGGACGGACACATCCTTATGGGTAAATTAAAGCTTCTAACGTCACCTGGGTTCCATGAAAGAGGTATTGTCTCTACCAAGGGTGACCAAGCGGCGAACTTACTAAGACAGGGGGTTACATTAGGTATATCATCACGTGGTGTTGGTTCTTTGAAAAAGACGGGTGAACAAAATGAAGTACAAGATGATTTTGAATTAATTTGTTTTGATTTAGTTTCATCACCATCTACACCAGGGGCATATTTGTTTACAAACATTGATGATAGAAATAATTTTGAAGAAAATTTAGATGAAGAAAAGAATTTAAGAACTCCAAATATTGGTGTAAGTGAAAAAGGAATGAATCGCTCTATTGACTTATTGAAAAAATTAAACCATTATTTGGACAAATAATATTAAAAACATGGATGAGAAATATTTTGTAGCAAAAGTTCAGTACGAATTACCTGACGAAAACACAGGAAAATTAAAAAAAATTAGAGAAGAGAAATTGGTGAAAGGTTACTCGGTAACCGATGTAGAAGCCAAGGTTACTTCACGATACCAAGGGTTTCAACATGATTGGAGAATCACTGCGGTATCAGAGAGTAAGATTGATGAAGTTATTGAAGATTAAAAAAAACCCCTCTTAACCGAGGGGTTTTTTATTTATTTTGGGTTTATGCCGACCCGACACCAACTTTTTTTAAGTTGGGATATATTTATTATGTAAATTATTCTAAAATTTATATGGCAGACAAAAAGTCATTAGTCGAGGAAGCACTACTTCAAATGAAAAATTTGGAAGATGTAGTGACTGAAAATGCAAAAGGAATACTTGCTTCAACAATGAAGGAAGAAATCTCAGAATTAGTAAAAGAATCTCTAAAAAGAGAGATTAACGAACAAGGTGAAGAAGAGACGGACGTTGATATTGATTCTACTGACGACATTGAAGACAAAGATAGATTTGACATTGACCTAGATATGGGCGATGACGATGAATCTGATGTTGATGACGTAATGGGAATGGATTTAGACACGGACTTGGAAGATGAACAACCAATTGACCTTACAAACGCTTCTGATGAAGAAATCTTAAAGGTTTTTAAATCTATGGGTGATGAAGATGGTATTATCGTAACAAAAGACGATGACCAAATTAACTTAGAGGATGAAAACGAAGATGTTGAGTACATCATTCAAATGGAAGGTGATGAAGATGAAACAATTATGGATGAGGAATGGAATGAAGGAGAAATGGAAGAAGGACACGGCTACGACCATTACAGAGGTGCAGAAGAAGATGATGCAGCTCATATCCGTGATTTAAAAAACGATATGAAATACGACAAAAATTACACGGAAATGGACGAAAACGAAGAAATGTCTGATGACCAGTTAGACGCTTTAATGCAAAGTATGTTCCAAACTGAAGACATAGATGAAGAATACATGTATGAAGGAGATGAAACTGAAGAAGGCGAAGTTGTTTATGAAATAGAAATGGATGAGGATGATGATGCAGATGATGACGATAATCCTGATACAGTGTCAGAAGGTAAAATGACAATTTCACCTGTTAGAGGAAAATTAACTAAATCATCATTAAGTAACAAAGCTAAAAAAATGGAAACTAAAGAAGGTTCAATGATGACAAAACCTGTAGTTGGTAAAGGTGTAAAAACTGGTTCAGCTAAATTTGAATATAAAGAAGGTAAAAAAATGGAAACAAAAGAAGCTGCTATTGAACCAAAAGGTAGAGCTAAAGGTGTTGGTATGAATTTATCTCCAAAGAAATTTGAATACAAAGAAGGTAAGTACGGAATGAACAGAGGTGACAAATCTAAAACTCACAAAGGTGATGAAGATTATACAACCAAAAAAGGTGATACATTAAAAAGAAAAGCGTTTGAAAAAGAAGAAACTACTGAAGCGGCCAGAACTTTATCTAATGGTACAAGAAATTACCCAATGAGAAAAGGGTTACCAAAAATGAAAGTTAAACCTAATTCAGCACTTTCTGAAGAAGTATCTCAATTGAGAGAAAAAAATGAAGAGTATAGAAAAGCTTTGAATATTTTCAGAGAAAAGTTAAACGAAGTTGCGGTATTTAATTCAAACTTGGCTTACGCTACAAGATTGTTTACTGAACATACAACAACTAAACAAGAAAAAATCAATATCTTAAGAAGATTTGATAATGTTGAAACTTTGAAAGAATCAAAGTCATTATATGGCTCTATCAAAAATGAATTAACAAGTAATAATCAAAGTGTTGTTACCGAATCTATGTCTAAGATTGAAAAATCACCAGCATCGGGTTCATCACAAACACTAATTGAATCTAAGACATATGAAAATCCTCAATTCTTAAGAATGAAAGATATCATGTCTAAAATCGTAAAATAAAAATAAACATAAAACTAAAAACAAAATAAAATTAAAATGGGTGCATTATTAGAAAGCGGTCTTGTTGGTAACATTGGTTTAAAACACTTAAAAGTTATCAAAGAAGACACAATTAACAAATGGGATAAACTTGGCTTTTTGGAAGGTCTAAAAGGTCACATGAAAGAAAACGTGGCTCAGTTGTATGAAAACCAAGCTTCACACTTAATCAACGAAGCTTCTTCAACATCTGACTCTGGTTCTTTTGAAACGGTTGTTTTCCCAATCGTGAGAAGAGTATTCTCTAAATTATTAGCGAACGACATCGTGTCAGTTCAAGCTATGAACTTACCAATCGGTAAATTATTCTACTTCGTTCCAAGAATCCAAGGTTATTCTGGTGGTACTTCTACTAACGGATACTTCGGTAACAGTGGAGCTCACTACGCTCCAGTAGGTTCTCCAGGAAACTATCCTGGTGACCCAAACAACGGATACAATAATATTCCTGCAGGTGGAGCTGGTTACAACGATATCTACAATAAAGATTTGTATGATTTATTCTACGAAGGTAACGAACCAAACTTGGACCCACCAGGATTGTTTGATTACTCTAAAGGTCAGTGGACTGCTGTTACAGCATCAACTGTAACTTACGTATGGACTCCAGCTGGTTACTTAGTTCCTTCAGGATATTCTACTAATGATTACAGAAAAGTTATCATCGTTATGAGTGGATTCTCAAACGCAGGTGCTGGTCAATTGATTGGTCCTAACGGTAACACTATGGATACTGAAGAATTTTTATCAGGTTTGAACATATTTGGTGTTTCAACTAACCCAACAACAGCGGCTAACGCTTCAGCTCCTTACTTATTCAGAGTTGTAACTCAAAGATATGGTAAAGGTATTGTTCAATACGGTAATAACGTTACAGTTAACTATCCTAACGGTCCTGGTTCTTACAATGCTAACTCAGGTGGTTCTTTCTACAACGTATGTGATGCTAACGGTTTCATTTTCTTGGAAATTGATTTACAACAACCAGTTTGTATCTCTTGTGGTCAAACAACTCCTGATGGTTACACAGGTTCAACATTCTCTTCAACAACAGAAGTAAACCAAGCGTTCATCGCGGTTTATAGATTGTACAAAGAGTTGGAATTTGAAGACCAAATCGGTGAAGTTTCTTTTGAACTTGAATCAGTTACTGTTTCAGTTACAGAAAGAAAACTAAGAGCACAATGGTCTCCTGAATTAGCTCAAGACGTTGCGGCATTCCACAACATTGATGCTGAAGCTGAATTAACAGCTTTATTGTCAGAACAAGTTGCGGCTGAAATTGATAGAGAAATCTTACGTGATTTGAGAAAAGGTGCGGCATGGAACTTGAGATGGGATTACAATGGTTGGAAGAGATTAGCATCTTCTGGAACTAC